TAATTGAGAACGTATTCTTTCTTTCCATTCAGCTTTATGTCCGTTATTATCGTTATCAAATTGTGTTGGCAAAGATGCGTATACTGCTCTTAATTCTGTTAAATCCAGTGAAGTACCTATGTCAAATTTATTAACTAAGTCATTTACATAAAATTTACTGATCATATTTTTAGGATAATGAACAATATGAAGAGCTTTATTTCTAAAAATTCTTTTAGCAAGACGTTTAATATCGGTAGATGTAATAGACATTTCATTTCTAACTTTTTCTCTAATGTCTTCCTCAATTTTTTTCTCAGTTGAATATCTTATATTTGGTGGAACAATTTTTTTCATTATTTTTAAAGCTTTCTCATTTTCTTCTTTTTGTTCATAATCCCATTTTGATCGTATTTTTTGTTCCCGTATAGCATATTCTGGGTGAGACCTTAAAGCATTATCAAGTCTTTCTAGATAATCCTCTGAAAATTCTTCTCCTGCATAACATTTTTGTGTTGCAATTCTTAACTCATTTTCAATATCATCGAGTGATCGAACATTTGTATCTTTTTCAGAAGAAACTAATTTTAATTTTTCTTGAAGCGAAGATAAAATCATTTCTAGTTCATTAATTTTATTTTGAAGTTCCATTCTTCGATTTCTTTCTTTATTTAATTCTGCTTCGCATTTAGCCAATTTATCGTTTAATGTTTTAGATAACTTTGGAGGAGCTGGAGGTGGGGGACGATTGTTAGGTGGTGGTACATAATTTAGTGCATTGTTTATCTTTTCTTGATTTAAAGAAAATGTATTATCATATATACCTCCGGCTTTTTTAAGAGACTTTCTTTTTAGTTTATAAGTCTTCTTCTTTCCAGTCATTAATTATTAAAATGTTTTTATTTGATGGCAAATCTACAAGCTATTCAATGATAATGCGCGTAAAATTATTGAAAATTTATTTAACATGTTATATTACTAATCATAATAATTAGTCATATTCAAGCTCCTGTAGCTCAGTGGTAGAGCGCCTCACTAGTAATGAGAAGGTCGTTTGTTCGACTCAAACCTGGAGCTCTTATTTATAACAATCTATTATTATAGACAAAGGTCTATATGGATTTTGTACTCTTTCGTCAAAATCGGGAGTTCTACTAATATAACCTAAAGAATAATCGATTTTATGTGTTATAGGATTGTTATTTTCATCATAATAGTGTAAAAACTGTATTTTCTCATTAGAAAAATTTGTAGATTCTAATAATTCTTTAACATGATTATACTTCGGAAACCATAAATGTCCTCCATTAGTTATCTCTTTTGTTTTAACATTATATCTTCCTCCACCATATCTATCAAATAGAATGTTTCCATTTTCATCTTTCAATGAACGTTTATAGAGCAAGTCACATGAATAATCCGGCATAGATAAACGAAATAGTCCATTTGGTTTTAGTAGTCGATAAATTTCATTTATAATATTTTTTAATTTAGAATACTCAATATGCTCAAAAACATCTTCGGATTGAATTATATTTACACTATTGTCTTTCAATAATATTTTGTCAAAAATATTATGTTTTATGTTGAAAGTATTATCTTGTTTCAAAGAAAGTCCTACAAATTTTTTTTTGGTTTTTTCACGTCTATTTCGAGGCATACATCCACAATATAAATAAATATTTTCATCATTTATAATATCAGTGAATTTCATATTTATAATATATAAAACAAAAAGTTATATAAGGTCTGAGTGATAGAATTTATATAAGAAAAAAAAATTTTTCTTCATTAGACTACGTGGCCGAGTGGTTAAGGCGACGCCCTGCTATTTTAATTATCGAGGCGTTACGTTTTACGTGCGCAAGTTCGAGTCTTGCCGTAGTCGTTTGCCTTTGTGGCTCAATGGATAGAGCATCGGACTTCTAATCCGGGGGTTGTGGGTTCGAGTCCCATCAGAGGTACTTTTTTTGGGGAATTAGCTCAGTTGGTAGAGCGCCCGCTTTGCATGCGGGAGGTCATGGATTCGATTTCCATATTCTCCACTTATACTTTCTTCCTTATGTATTTAAAACAAATATTTATAATATAAGTATTTTTTAATGGATGAATTTACTAGTGATTATGTTATTTTATCTTCTACATATAGCCAAAAAATAATACAATGGGATGTTAAGACTGGTGGTATTTATATGGAAAAAAGAGTTAATAATGAAGAAAACGAATTAATTGATAATATAAAATCTGCGAATTATTGTTCTAATGGTGAATTAATTGCAGTTCTTAGTGAAAAATGTATACATATATTGGATACAAATAGTGGAACAGAATTATACAAAATAGAAACAAATTATGAATCTTTGAATGAAGAAGATAATTTACCAATAACTGTTTTTGCTTCGCATATATTTACTTGTGAACAAGAACCTTTTATTGCAGTTGGAATGGAAAAAGAATATATTGATCCAAATGTTAACGATCATAATTTGAATTCAGAAGTTCATATTTATAACATTAAAACTGGACAAAAAATTAATGAAATTGAATGTAGTGATCCTGAAATAGATGCATTAAGAATAAGCAACAATGGAAGATTTGTTGTTGTTTTACTTGGTCAAGGTACTGAATTTCATGATTTAGAAACTAATGAAAATAATATACAATTTGTTGAATTAGATGTACATCAAAGATGGGTAACATGTGCTAATTTTTCTAAAAATAGTAAATTATTGATATGTGGATTTCATGATGGTAATATTGAATTATATGACACAACTATAAAAATGGTCGGTGATTCTCCAGCATTAACTGTATTATATAATTTTAATGATTTTTTTGATAGATCAATAACTGATTGTAGATTTTTAAGTAGTTCATTTGAAAGTATTAATAAAAATAATCCAGATATTAGTTTGAACGATACTTCAAATCCAGATTTAATATTAATTTGTTCTGGTAATGGATTAATAAAATTATTACATACAAATGGAGAAATAATTCTAAATATTGATATTCAAGAAAAGTTAGAAAAAAATGAAAAGTTACAAAGGACACATCATAATGTAGTTGAGGACGGAAACAATTGGGTAGGTAGAGATATAATAGTATCTAAATATGAAGGATATAATTCATGCGATCAGTGTATTATGTGCGAGGATGAATCTATGATAGTTGTTAGTGTACATAATCATTCGATGGAAGATAATTCAATAATATGTGTTTTTGATTTATACGGCAATTTATTGAAAGTATTAGAAGAATTTCCACAACCAACTCATATTTTTTCATTGTATTCAAAACCTATAAACTATAGTTTGAAACGTGAAAGATCACAATCTGTATTAAGATCTATCGCTATTGATGAAACAAGTTCTGTAGTTGAAACAATAGATGCAATGATTAAAAATGTTGAAAACGATGATAATCTTGAAATACTTGAAAATGCTAAAAAAAGTTTGTTAGATGCTCAAAACAAACGGAGTAATACACGTTCTAGACCAAGTACTCCAGTCGAAACTGTATTTGGAGATTTACATAAGAGACAAGAATTAATAGATTATATTATTCCTAAGCCGAAACGTCCTAAACATAAAGGTGGAACACGCCTTGTTTGGATACAAAACAATTAATGTTTTCACATAAAAAAAAATGATTTGTTATACTTGTTAGTGTTATAAATTTCAGATATAACGGAAAAAATCTATATTAATAGATTATAAATACAAAACAAATGATTCGAAATAAATCTAATCTAAAAGATTTGTTAAAGAAATCAGAAGAGTATTCGAAAAAAACTGAAATTAGTAAGAATGAATATATAAAAAATCTTGAAAAACATAAAAAATATTCTGAAAAATTTAAGAAAAACCTTGAACTTTATATTTGTAATTTAGTTGATTTTGAACATAATTATATTTGGTCTGATGATACAATTAAGGATATAATTATTAAACACTTTTGGCGGAGTTCATATTATGCCCCAGATATTATCAACAGCAAAACTTATATTTTGAATACTCTACAAGAACTATCTTACAAAGGAAAAATCAATTTAATTTGTTTTCAAAACGATAATATTTGGGGCAATACCGAATCTAAACTTTATTTTCTGTCAAAAAAAACCAATATTATCAATCCTTCCGAAAATCTTCCAAAGCAATGGAAAGCGCAAGTAGGGATTAATAAAGGAAAGTTTCCTTCAGCTATTGATTTGATGCATTTAACTCGTATCTAAATAATAGACTATATATGAATTTCTTTGTAATAAAAGATGGATAAATATTTGTATTCAAAAAACTGTGACTAAATTAAAAAAATCAATAAAAATACACAAAAACATGTGTTTTTTTTATATTTTATATTATTTTACATATAAATAGAAATTATTAGAATAAAATTAAATGGATTGTATAGAGTTGATTAGTAGCGACAATAATAATTCTATTAATGAAATAGAATTGTTAAAACGAAAACTTAGGAATCAAACAAATGAAACAATAAAACTTGCGAATGAGCTTCAAGTTATAAAACTAAATAATGAAATAAAAATAAAACGTTTAGAACATATTCGTAAGAATTATACTTTTAACTTAGATAACAAAAAAACAAGAATTTCAGTATTAATAGAAAATGATAATAATATAGAAAATCAAAATAAAATTTTTTTCCAAGAAAAAAGTAAAGATTTTGAGGGATTAATGAACCTTGAAAAAGCTATATTAAATGGAGAAGTAATTGCTCCTCGTAGGAATATTTTACATTTTTTTAATGAAGGTGAATTTTCTTCAGATTTATTGAATCTACAAAAACTGGATATAAATTTACGTTCACCAAATACTTTGTTTTTATTGAAATGTGCCATTGATAATAATCCATATGCTTCTTACAGTCGAATTACACATGACGGACAAAATAGGACACTAATTAGAAATCTAACATGGAAAAAGTATAATTATGCTCAATATTTTGAGACTATATTTCAAAATCCAAAACAGTTATTGAATAACGCAATATCAATAGATCCTGGTAGAGTGGCTTTTTTGTTTTTTAAAAGAGTTATAAATCTTTTAAATCAAACAAATGTGTATGTATCTAATTTTGAAGGTCACGAAGCGGATTATTTAATGAATGAATTATATAATGAATTTTTAGCATATAATAGATTAAAACCGCTTAACTGGAATAATTATGAATATAGATGGATTGATGAAGAAATTGTTGAAAAAGTACTACAAACTGATTGGTATGAGCCTTTAATATTATTAGAAAAATGTTTTGAATATTTTATAGATTCTTGTGAAAGATATAGTTGGATTATTAGAAAGAAAAAAAATGGAGAAAAAATGTTAAAAAGAACAAAAAACAGAAAATATTTAAGTGCTGCTGCGAAGGATATATATTTTGCGGCTAAAATTTTAGAAATTATGGAATATAGTAATCCATTATAAAAATGATTATTAATAATTAATAATTAATAAAAATAAGTCAATTAGTGAAATAATCATGAAAGTTGATAATCAAACAACTATTAACACAAATAGTCAAATATATAATGAAGAAAACATTCCAGAAGAATTTCGCTGTCCAATTTCATTAGATTTAATGAAAGAGCCTGTAATTGCTGCGGATGGTCATTCTTATGATAAAACTCAAATCAATAGATGGTTTCAAACTAACAACACAAGTCCAAAAACTCGTGATGCTTTATTATGTAAAAATCTATTTCCAAATTTAGAACTTAGAAATAGAATTAATGATTGGTTAGTAGAAAATGGTAAAGATCCTTTATTACCATATGATCCAAATCCAAGTAATAATATTCAAAGAACTAATATTTCTATCGAAAATATGCGAAATAATGTGAATGATATTATTAACAGAACTATTGATGTACTTGAAGAAAATGATATAGATTATGCTATCAATCAAATTGATGATGAAAGATTAGACTCTACTAATGATTATTTACAAATTGTTCGCGCATATTGGAGAAATCTAAATATGCGCCAAGATGGGCCAGTATGGCGAGAAAATGCAGCTATATTAAATTATTCAAATACAAATGATAGAGAGGATTTAAGAAGATACGGATTAAGACAAGATTCTGGGGCTGAAAATGGAAACATTCATATTCCAAGAATCAATCATATAAATGAAAGATTGACAAGATCGCAACCATCTATTGAGCAACAGCTATCTTCGGAAGTAAGGGCAGAAATAAGGATCTTAATGGAGCTATATGTAAGAGATCCCACTATTGGAGAAGCAATCCGACAGTATATGAGTGATCCAGCAAATAGTATTGATGTGCGAGATTCTTTAAGTGAACTAATAGTAAATCAAAATACAAATAATGTTGAAAATGTGAATAATTCTGAAGAAACAAGACAGCAAAACATGGATTATCCAGAATTGACTGAAGAGGAACGTTTTAACAATCAGTTTGATGAATGGTGGAGAAGTCAGCGTTTTGAAAGGGGGTGGACAAGTCCTAGAATATTATGTAATTCTTGTGGTCGAGTAAATATTTTGCGATTTGGTTGTAGATTTTGTAATGCGCCATTAAGATTATCTAATAGAGAACGGACTGCAAATAATATTCAACATTTGTATAGTAGTTTAATGCAACTTGGCGTTCAAATTGGTAATGATGTGCAACCAGGAGATTCTAATAGCTCTCAAATTATGAATGTTCAAAATGAAATAAGAGTCTTGAATGAAGAAATTCGTAATATTAATTCGGAATTAGAAGCGGCAAGAGAACTTGCGTCATTGAGGTCTTCATCAACATAAAAAATCAAAAAAATAATTGGATAAATATTCTTTTTATACATTAAGAATGAGTTAAATAGTATAAAAAATATGGTATACGAAATAAAATTAAAGGGAGGATTATGTAACAAATTGTTTTGTCTTTTTAGTGGTGTTGAAATAGCAATAAAAGAAAAAGAAAAATTGTTAGAACCAAATTTTGGATTGACAAATGAAATATTGTTTTCAGATATTTATGACATAGATTTTTTTAATAAAAATATGAGAAAATATACTGGATTAAAAGAGTTTATGGTACAAAAAAAAATTTATAATAGTTCAAATATTTTAATTGTAAAAAAAGTTCTTAATGGGAATAAGTTATGGAATATTTCTGAGAAAAATCTGAAGAAACAACGAAACGAAAATATGATGAAAATGAATTGTATGAATGTAATAGTATTAAATTCTCTTAGGCTAAATAGTGAAAATTTGAAATTAGTAAATAATATAAATAATATAGAAAATAAGAATGCGGTTCATATTCGGATTGAAAATGATTGGGTTCAATATTCTAAAACCAAAAAAGTTATAAAAAATGAAACATTATTAATAAAGTTGGAAACTTTGATAAATATTTACAAAGAAAAATGGAATAATAGTGAATTGTTTTTCACAACAGGAGAAAATCATGATATTATATTAGAAAAATTAAAAGAAAATAATATAGGGTCTAAATATTTTTTTTTGAAAAACAAAAACTATGAAATTAATGCGGCTATAAATTTTGAGTTATGTTTAAGATCAAAAAATTTTGTAGGACTATCAAGAAGTACATTTTCTAACTTAGTTACATTAAAAAGATGTTTAAATGACAAAAAAAGTAATTATATATATAACTACAATGAGCAAATATTATTAAGAATAGATATGGGATTGCATCCGAATCCCAAAAAATCTATTAATAATAAAGTAATATTAGAAAATAACAAACAATGTGAATACGATTTTGTACTTAACAATGGTAACAAATTTCCAGCAATAGGATTGGGAATAGGAAATATGCAAAAAGAGCGTATACCAGATGTTGTAAAAAATGCGACTTTGCTACATGGAATAAAGTTGGTTGATACGAATCAACGTGCGGCCATTACTTGTAATACAGACATTGTTTTACAAGATAATCCAGGATTACAAGTAGTCACAAAGGTGCGTTATACACATCTTGGTTATGAAAGGACTATTCTTGCGGTAGAAGACATGTTAAAAGGTTTAAATGGGTGTTGTGAAGTAACAATGTTAATACATTGGCCGCGATGTAGAGATAGTTGGAAGGAACGTTGTAAAAAGGAAGAGGAAAATCTACCTCAAAGAATAAGAGATGCAGGGCCTCCTCCAATAGAAGACTATTTTGCGTGGAAAGGTTCTTGGAAAGCACTTGAAGAATTTTATATACACGGAAAACTAAAAAATATTGGAATAAGTAATTTTGATATAAATGACTTAAATGAATTGTTATCTTTTTGTAAAGTTGTTCCACAATTATATCAGGGAAATGCTTGGCAACTTTGGTTTCGGCCAAAGGTAATAGATTTATTAAAAAAAGAAAAAATATTGTTTCAAGCATATAACGTTGTAGACGGTATAGTAAATAGGCAAAGCGCTGCACCAAATGCTTATAAAGCACTTACAAATATAGCAAAATCTAAAAATGCTGATTTATGTACAATAGTTTTGGCTGTTCTAAAAAAAATGGAAATAGCAACTATTCCTCGTGCTTCGTCTCCAAATCATATAAAAGCAAATGCGCCACAAACAGTATGTTCATTAAATATAAGTGATAATGAGGCAAAAACACTTGACTATGTGATGAAGGCGTTGATGTGTGGAAAAGACCTAGATCGTGAACTGCGTGTATTTGTTACTTTTTCATGTTCTAATGAATCAGATATAAAAATATATTGGAAGAATGCTGAAACAGGAAAGGAAGTTTTACAAGGAACTATAAAAAATAACAAATGCTTAAGAGTCAGTACAAATAAAGGACATATTTTTAATGCTTATAATGAAAAAAATCTATTAAATAGCTTTGTTGTGAGTGAAAATGTTGGACAAAAGGAGGAGTTTTTTATTTAAAAAAATTTATAATTCAAGATATTGAATATTTAAATATGAATTTGTATGTACTATGATTTAAAACTAAAAATAAAATTCAATTATTTTGATTTATGCTATGATGATTATATAAGTTTAATAAATATTTTTAATGAAAAAATAAATAAAATAATTAAAAAGCATTGTAGTTTTCATACTGCTTCTTGTTTTTCGAATAAATATTGTATAGAAAAAACATGCTATGTTAGAGTTCCAAAAAAACATTTAGTATTTTTTGTTAGAGAATTTGAAGATCCAATACAAATAACAATGACAAAACGAGTACCAAAATATGATATTTATGATTATTGTATATGTAGTTGCTTCAAAGACAAAATGGCTTTAAAAAAATGGGAAACAATTAATAAAAAATATGAAATATTTGTAAATTTAATGAAAGCTTAATAAGAATGGTTTTACTTAGTTTTTCTTTTGGTTACAACAGTTGATTTGTTTTTTTGCTTTCTTCTTGTTTTTTTAATGGTAGTACCTTTAGTATCAGTATTTTCTTTTTTATTAAGATTTTTGTTTTTTGATTGAATACCGAAATCATATGCTTCTGTATATGAAAAAAACCATTTTTGTTGTTCTTTATCAGTAATTTTATCAAGATAACGAAATAACATTTCACATTCTACTAATAAATCTATTGCTTTAATAGTATTATTTTTAGCATAAAATTGTCCTTGTTTTAGTTGTAAATTTTCATCATATACATATCTAGGATAATTCATGAGTTTAAATTTTTTTGAATTTTTAGTTGTTTCAATTTGTATAATATCATTAATCAATTCAAAAAGCTTTTCTTTTTGTTGTGCTAAAACTTTCCAACCAGATGGTTTTTTGCCTGGTTTTCGGCCATCCATAATGTAAAAAGATGCTTTATCATTAATATAATCTAAATATCCGAAGAAATTTCTTCTTGGTGTTTTTAAATTTTTAGGTAATTCAGACTGTTTTAAAATATTGTTAGAATCATTTTTGTCTAAAATATTATATTGAGTATTTATAGCATTAATATTTATAAATCCTTGTTGATAAGATGAAGTATATCTATTTAAAGCTTTGAGAAGTTGTTTATTTTTTAGTGTATTTTTATTGAAAAATAGATATTTTCTATTTTCTGGATCAAGTTTATCTATTAAAACTTCAGCGATTAATTCATTCCTCATTTCTGGAATTTTAGACCAAAAATCGTTTCCACTAAATATTAACTTTTGAATAAGGTTATCATAATCTTTTACTAATGATAAATCAATATCTTTTTGAAGAAGTTTTTCTTCTGTTTCAGGTCTATTTGGCCATGGAATTATATTTAATGGTACATATTGATTTGATATTGATAAGGGTATTCCAGAAGTAATGCCAGTGTATTCTGTATGTTGTGGTACAAAAACATAATAATTATCAATTTGATGAATAGTACCTTGAACATTGAATTGATTTTCAAAATTAGAGACTATATCTGGTGAATTAATAATAATATCAAGAGCAAAATAAATAGATTCTTCATCAATTTGATTATTCCATTCTTGTACATTAGTAACAATATCATTAAGAGAATATTTATCACTAATTTCGAACAATTGTTGTATTTTTTTCATAGATTCGAATACATGCCATTTACTATGTATATTTGGATTATATGTATCTGAATCAGTATTTTTTTCATTTAAAACATTTTGACATATTAAACATTTATTATTGTAACCTTCATCAATAATCATTTCATTAGTGAATTTAAATTTTTTTCCTTTACTATCGATAATAAATTTACCAAAATATTGGTTATAGTCAAAAATATTAACTCCTTTAAAAAATTCACAAGTAATACTATATTCTTGTATAAGTTTTCTGACTTGAATAGTTGCACTACGTTTTTTCATAGCAATTCTATACAAATGCATATCAATAGTTTCGTAATTTATTCCGACTGGGTATTGTGTGGCATGATAAAATATTGTACAATTTTGCTTTTCTTTTGGTAATTCTTTATGAGATTTATTACGAATAGCTCTTCCAACGGCTTGTTCAATTTGACTAAGATGAAAATGAGGTTCCATAATATGTACTTGACGAATCCATTTCAAATCGAGACCTTCACCTCCGGCGCCAGAAGCAATAATAACTCTTATTTTATTTCCAGTTTCATTTCCTTTAGAACGAGCAATATTAATATATTCTTTCATTCTCGTAGTTGCTAATATTTTATTGGATGTAACAACTATATAGTTCCCCCTATCAGGTAAATCTTTTCTTGGAATTTTTAGATGATTAAATTTAGAATTAGAGCCATATCCACCATATTTTGAAAATCCTTTTGATTCAAGAGCTAACATTATTGGAATAACACCGGAAGATACAAACTGAGAAAATACAAAAGCAATGCCATTATCTTTCATTTCTAAAATGTGATTGACAATGGTGTTTGCTTTTGGAGACCAATCATTTAAATTATTTAATACTTTGTCATTCAAAGGTGTAAATATACCTGATTTTGTAATTTTAAAATGATTTTCTAAACCAGATAG